GCTCTTCTAGTTTTCCTTTTCGCAGCATGATTACTCCGTGCAAGGCTTCTGTATATTCCTGTTCTTCTTCTGCCTTTTCACCCATTTTTCCTAGTTTTTCCGTCGTCTTGCATAGTTCTTTTTCACATTCTTCCATTTTATTTCATTTTAAGTTAAAATTAGTACTGTCATTCTCTTGATTGGCGCTGGCATTCTGGTCTACTTTCTGCTCGCTGTTGCTGTTGTTCTTCTGGATATTCAAGCTTATCACACACCCTCCTAGCGTTGCCGCGACTATCCATGCTAATACTAACAGTTTTATCAGTTTTTCTTCCTTTTGACGCTTAACATTCTCCATGATTTTTTACCCATTTCTGTTAAATACTTCCCTAACTCCTTGTAGCCTCCGCAGGTGGTAGTCAGAGTTACTATATCTCCTGTACCTTCGTTAACGAATTCGATGTCGAATATAACGAATAATTCTGTTTTTTGACTTGTTTCTTCCATTTTTTTTGATATATTAATCATTACCTAGTGTCCATATAACCTTCCAGCTTTTGCACTTTTCTTCGAGCGCACCGCCAATAAACAGATTGGGAAATAACTCTTTCATCTTTCTGATTGTTTCCTTGGCTATGCGTTCTTCATAGAACTTCTCGACCGTTATCTCGTCCTTGAATATGATTGTAAGTCTGTAATGCCTTTTGTCTTCGGTTTTGGCTTTTTTTTCCATAATTGATAGTTTTAATTTTTCTTTCTGTATTGCAAATATAGGCATTTTTTTTGAAAACACAAAATTTTTTGAACATTTCCTATTATAATCATATAATATTTTTCTATTAAAAAATAAATCTATATGTATATGATAGCCTGTTGAAACTGTTCATAACTTTGTTAATTCATTTATTTTCAATCATTTACCTTGTTTATAACTTTGTTTATAACTTTTCATTTATTTATTTGTATTGTTCATAACTTTTTTCGTATAGTAAAACATTTCATTATTCCAAATTTTAAGCATTTATTTTATCAACAAGTTATTAACAGGTTTATCAACCGATTTTTATAGGTTATCAACAGGTTATTAACACCCACAAGCCGAATACTTGGAGGCTTGCATATAGTTGGCAGCATGACCACCCGCGAGTGCTGTCGCGGGTAGCGAGCTAGCCTCGCGTAGTCATGTTAATAAGCGCGGCCTCTGGCCGCCTACCTTCGAGTCACTCAAGGATGGCGAAGCTGGCGAAGCTAGCGAGACTTCCGGTACCTTAGCCTTGCCTGACGCATCTTCTCCAGTCTTGCCTTGGTTTTTTCGCGCTCCCAGTCTTCTGGATTGTCACCGTACAGTTGCTCGGCTCTTTTTTGATAATACTTTGTCAGGTTATCCCATTCTTCCAGATTATCCGTGCTTACCTTTTCCCCTGCTATGTACCTGTAGCCTCTTTCCTGTTTTGTTATCCATAGTTTTTCGCGTTCTTCTTCGGTGTATATCTTGTCATGGTAATACTTTGGCAACGGCAGTTCACTTCCGTTTTCCAGCTTGTAGGTCTCTTTTGTTTCCTTGCCTCTGTATGCGTTTCTTTTGGCATTATAGCTTGTTTCGTAGTTGCACCCTATTCCTGCACTGCACATTACTTTTCCCCTGAAATCAGGCCATTTTTCGCATATCTTTAGCATGTACTTAGTTACGTATGCAATTGTTGTTTGGTTAACGTAATCTCCTGTATAGGTATATCCGTATCCCCACTGGTCCACCTTTTCTCTCGTACACCATACTATTCCATGCAGGTGTATTCTCCCGTAGTCTTCTCCTTTTTCGGTCACCATCCAGTGTCTGATGGACTTCCCTGTTTTCTTTCGGATTCTTTCCAGCCATCTTCTTACGGCTACCTTGCACATCTCGTTCTGCTCGGTATAGTTCAGGTTTTCCTTGCTTTTTTTAAACAGTTCCCATGACAGTTTCTGGTAATTATCCTCGTTGAATGTCAGTGTAATGAACAGTGCGTTCGGATTGTTTTTCAGCTCTTCCGCCAGTCTTATCCTCCAGTTCCTTGCTTTTTCCTTTCTGCATTCGATGCACTTTCCGCACTTTGTCGGCACATATCTTAGTCTTTCATCCTTGCATTCTGGTACATTTCCTTGATTTTTCTTTGTGTACATGTACTTTCTGTTTAATATGTATTTGGTATATAGACACATAATAAAATTGTTTCACGTGGAACATAAATAAAAAATTAGAACAGCACAATGTATGTAGCATTATGGTCTGGCGCGCTTGCGTGCCTGACCTCTGGTGCATACATTGTACTGTTCTTAGGCGAGCGCCGACTGAGCTCCACCAACTGGCGAGTTCCGCATGGCGCGTTAGGGATAGTAGGCGAGTATGGCCTTTAGGCCATTTGTCTGAGCCGGATAGCCCGACCCCCTTGCGGGGTAACGCCCCCTATAATTTTCCTACAATCATCTTGATGATGCTTCCAAGCATCTTTGCGTATTCTCCTTGACCTGTCATCTCGTCCAGCATCTTGCTGAATGCCTGGTCTTGTTCCAGCTCCCAGTCTTCTCTTTCGTATTTTTTCAGCATTAGCTGTAGTTCCTGTGTCGGCTTGGTCATCTCGTCCAGCTTCCCTTTTGCGATTAGTCCTATATCATTGCTTAGCTTGTCGAGAATCTTCTTGTCGAATAGCATCTTCTTTTCGTCGTGAGACAGTGTTGCCATGTCTTTCTTGAAGTTTTTGTAGTACCTTTCTATCACGGTTTCCTCCCATCCCTGAGACTTTCCATTTTCGTACCATACGCTCGACTTGATAACGTTGTTCATGTCGTCCTGGAACTGTGCGATTCTGGTCTGTACTTCCTTGTTTTCGATGTTTGCCTTGATAAGCTTGATTGATTCTTCGGTCGCTTCTGCTGTTTTTTTCAGGTTCTCGATTTTCTGTTCTACTTCCTCGGTATCTTTCTTGTTCTTCCTTACTTCGGCTACTTTCTTTGCCAGGTCTATTCCTATACCTACCAGATTTTCAACCTTTTGAGCTGTTGTTTCGCTTCTTGTCTTTTCGGCTTGTGCATTTATCAGAGCTGTCTGTGCAGCTGTCTGTTGTGCCTGTAATGCTACTTGTAGTCCCATTGGTTGCATTGCCGTTGCCGGACTGACCGTTGCACCGTGTGCCTGACCCGGACTTCCCGACCCTCCGTTTAGCAGTGCCGGATTCAGTCCTGCAGCTTTCATCTGCTTTACCTGGTTTTCGTAACCGGTATAGTCAAACATTTCCTTGGCATATTCCTGACTCTTTGCCGCGGCTTCCTTGTTCCATTGGTTCTGTAGTTCCATCCTTCGGTTTTCGTCTCTGTTTTGCAACGCATACATCTCTCGCCCGTATTCCATCTGTTTTTGCTGGAGCTCTCTTTGCATGTCCCTGTCCTTTGCGCTGCTTACTGCTCCTGCTATGGTTCCTGCGAGCCCGGTAATTAAGCCACTTCCTCCTCCTCCTAAAAAATCTAAAAATCCCATAACTTGATTGTTTTCGCGCTTTTTTGAAAAGCGAGGTTATTACACTAGATTATAATGGCTACATGCGTACCCGAAGGTACGCATGACTTGTTGAAGTCCTACTGTCATGTAGGTTGCCCAGCATCTGTTGATGCGCCGCCTTGAGCGGTATCTTTCTTTTCTGTTTCTCCGCTTGGAGGTTGTTGACCTTTTGCAATGCGCTCCCTGTTTACTCGATCCATCGCGTCTTGCGCAATTTCCCACTTGTCTGCTCTCACGTCGTATTGTGGCATTACTCCCTTTTCTTTCGGCGTATAGATTAATGGTGAAGTATCCTTGATAGGCTCTCCTGTTTCCACTAATTTCTTGCATCTGTCCTCAATGGACTGTCCTTCGTATGATTCCACCCCGAATTGGGTAAAACTTCTTGTAATGATTCTTGGCTTTCCCATATTGCTTACATTAAAGGTATCTGTGCTGCGCTCATAACGCGTCTTGCTATAATTCTCTTTCCTATCTGTACCCAGAAGTCCCTGTTTGTCTCCGTGTTGGTTGCGAAGATGTACGTATAGTCTTTTGGTGAGATATATGTACTTGGATTGGTAATCGCTCCCGCTTCATTAACGTTATACACTCTGTTCAGCACCATGTAGCTCTCGGCTTCTCCTGCTGCGAAATCTGCATACGTCTTGTTTACGTCCGTCATGTAGTTCAGCCATGCAGGCTGCTTTCCTATCGCTTCTTTTAACAAAGCCTCGCCGTGCATCTGATTGCTTAATAAGTCCTGGTATCCGACTCCGTCCAGCTGTGGTTTGTGCAGGTCGTCCATGGTTTTCAGTTGCATCATATCCCAGTCGTTACCCTGTGAGTAGTCTACATTCGGCGTGATGCTTGCAATACCGATGATATAGCACGGTTCGTTGCACTTGATTTTGATTCTGCCGCCTTTTTTCCCCTGGTTAAATCCACGTCCCGCCATGCTTCCTAATGGTTCTTCCACTCCGCTTGCCGTTGATGCCGAGTTTGATACCACCGCTTCAAAGTCGATTGTTGTTGACATACCTCCCTCGTATACTGGAGTTTCGGCTCTGAAGTAATAGTCTGTTGTGTATACGGTTTCAATCCAGTCCTTGTAACTTCCGCCGCTGATTGCAATGCGGTTCAGCATGTTGTACACTTTTTGTGCCAGGTTCAGCGCGTCCAGGTTAAGTTTTCCTCCGCTTACGTCTACGTCTGTTACCGCGTTGATTCCATTATCACCGTCTACCCACTCTTTGTTCACCCAGTTGTTGAACAGGTCTGACTGGTGTGTTTTCAGACATAGTCCTCCCATCTCAGAAGTTACGATTGGCGGAATATTCTGCGTTGTTCCTGCGGTTTCAGGATTCGGACTGAACAGTACATTGTAAATGAATAGTGACTTAAGTTTTTCGTCGCTTCCTTCTCCGATTCGGATTTGTTCACGTCCCTTACTCAGGATATATTCTCTTAAGTCATCGATTTCTGATAGTGGGAACGAGCTTGTGTATGAGTCTGTTACTGTTCCTTGTGCGATATTTTCGGTTGTTCCTTTAAGGGTTATGCTGGTTCCGTTGTTTGCTTCTATTTTTCGTGATGTTCTGTAATAAACTCCTTCTCTTGATTTGATTACTATTTTGTTTTTTTCGATAGATACTTTTTCCCATGAAGTTTCGATTGCAATTATATCTATGTATATAGGCTGTGAATCTAATGTGAATTTTATTTTTTTTATGTCTTCCAGCTTTAAATCTGTCCCTGTAATTGTTACCGTAGCCGGGGATGTACAGATTAAGTAATGACTTGGATTTGTAAATTCATTATTACTTACGGTTCCCGTAAAATCTCCGGACACTATCGCCGACGCATTCTGAATCGAACTGCCGCCCATTATATAGAACCATTCTTCCTGCTTGTTGGCATAATAGTTTTTGAACACGTCATAATATGCCAGGAACGGTACAATCTGATAGTCACCTTTATAGAGCTTGCTGTCTGCGTCATGTGGTCCTTTCCTTACTCCCAGATATTCAGCCAGGCTTCCTTTCCCCATCTTGTAGTTCTTTGTCCACATACCTGCCGTTGGCAGTTTTACCTTGCTCATATCCAGTCCGATATTGAGTGTGTTGTTATGCAGCATTGCGTTGTACAGTCTTATAGGACACGTAAATACGTCTGCCTGGAACTTGAAGTTCCCGAACAGTGGCCCGATAGTCGGATGTGTCATGATTCGTGTGTCCAGGTCGATATCAAATGTATCGCCAGGCAATCCTACCAGCTTCATGAATGGTACCAGTGTACCTACTCCCATAGGACTGCGCCATGCACTTGACAGGTTGTGTGTGCTTCTTCCATACTCTCTAAGGGAGACCGACATCTTGCCGGAATCCCCTAGTGTGTTTTTTCCGATGTTTACTTTCATTCCTTTTCCTCCTTATAAGTTATCGCTCTTTCAAACGCTCCTGCTACTATCTTGCAGATTCTTTCAAGTGTAATTTGTTCCAGACTCTTGATAAGTTCTTTTTTCGTGTTGTAGACTCCGTCTGATACCAGTTGGTTTCCTACTGTTCCGAACCATACGTCCTGCTCTTCTAGTTTTCCTTTTCGCAGCATGATTACTCCGTGCAAGGCTTCTGTATATTCCTGTTCTTCTTCTGCCTTT